CTTGGAGAGTTTTTGGACTCCCAATCACTCATCCAACCTCTATAAGGATAGTGGCATCCTATTAGGAGAAAGCAACTTATTGAGCAAAAGAAAGCCCTAATCATACTATCATGAAAAAACATAAAATCATTTCGTTAAATACAATTGCGCTACAACAGTCAAAGACTATTATAGAGACATTGTTTACTAACGAGGTGCGACATAACCAACAACTGAAGCTAATTGATCTACTCAAACCGATAGATTACTTGATCAATTTTCAAAAGAATAATGGTCCAGACATGTTGATGAAACTTGTCAAGGCCAGTAGACTTATGATTTTATCATATTTATCTAACGGTAAGGGTATTCAAGACTCTTCTTTATGAATTAAAACAGATAGTAAAGGTTTACCTTCGTGACTAGGAATTCTTAAGGATGTAAAAGTCCTTGAGGATCCTAACTCTTGTAGGTATACTCTTACCATCGTCTTTCTCACTCGCTGATTACATTTTGAAGGAAGCCCGGATTACTCGATAATCGAAAATAGTAAAACAGTTCCATTATTGGAAGATTTTACTCTTTGATTACGAAGTAAGGACAATCCATTATTTTATATTGAATCATTGTATGAGCATCAAGCCATAGAGTTCTTTTCTAGCACCAAAGCCGGACCAACTGGTCCTGCTTTAATGTCATCTATCAATGATCTCTTTAATCTACCAGACGACTATAGGATATGACTCAGTCAACTTAAAGACTGTATTCACACCCGATCTGAAATCTCAAAAATTTTGGAAAAGGATGACGAGTCCCTTCCTCCTGAATTAAAACCTCAGAAGAAGTCTTTTAGAAAAATCGAGATAATTGAAGACAAAGAAGGAAAAAGACGCATAATAGCTATCGCTGATTATTGGACACAATGTATCATGAAATCAATCCATATATCCTTAAATAAGGTATTAAGAGGGATTCCTGAAGATTGTACTTTTAACCAAGAAAACTTTATGTATCTGAATTCGTTCTTTGGAAAAGATACCTTCTCATCCATCGACTTAAAGTCAGCCACAGAACTTATGCCTTCTAATTGACAGGCAGAAGTTCTAAGTTGACTTACAGACGATAGGATATTAGGAGATACGTGATTAAAAATTATGACCAAACATGGATTTGATTATCCAAAAGGTAAACTACGTTATCAACGTGGTCAACCTATG